TGAAATAGAACCTGTAAATAAAGCGCTTGAAGGAGTAGAAATACGCCATGTGTAACGATAAGAACCGTCAACAATATAAACGTTTAATCCGTTATCACTAATGCCTACTCGACCTGTTGAAGTATTTAATTGGCCTATTAATGTAGGTGTAAATTCATTGGTTAAAACATATACAGAAGGGCCAACAACTGCCACCATGTATTCGCCACCTGATACAGTTCGCATACCACGAACTTCTTGTTTGTTTTGAAATACAATAGTTGAAGTAAGACCAGGCGTTGGGTATAAAGCTACAACACCTCTTTGACCTTCGCCTTTTAATGGATCAATTTCAGGGCGAAAGTTAATACACTCTTGACCATCTTGATAAATGGAAGGTGCTTCATAACTTGGGCCTACAAAGCCAAAATCAGCCATTATCTAAAGAATCCGCCTGTTAGTATCCAACCAGCGTCTTTTTGACGGCTAGATAGTAAAGCATCGTTAAATCTTGCAGATTGCATAGGTTTCATGTTAGTGCGTTTTAAGGTAGCTTTGCCTTGTGCAGCAAACGCCACAATCATCGCTATTTGCGTTTGTGAGGCTTTTCCATACATAGGCATCAATCTCTCAGCTAAACACCAACGTAGCGCCATTGTGTAGCCTTGTGGGAGGTTTATATCGTCATTTATAGATGCGTAGTTTCTAAACAAGGTTTGAGCAAACATATGGATTTCACCTTGTGCAGGATTAGGCCATACAAAAACGTTACCGTTATCAGAATTAGGATTGAAGTATAAAGCTTTAGGCCATGGGCCATTTAAAGTCTTTAATCCAATCATGTTGTAGTCATCTAGGGCTAAAATAGCTATTGGGTAATCTAAACCGCCATTTATAATTGGCTGACCGTTAGAAGTTGTATTGATACGAACATAAGCAGAATCAATACCAAGAGGCTTTTGATAGTAAGCTTGAATAGTGGTAGATGCAACAGGGCTTGAATAAGTAACATTAAGTAGGTATGTGCCTGCGTAGTTTACATTGCCACCTGCGCCTGTTATGTTCTCTAAAATTTTAGTGCCAGCAGTAATGCCTGTGCCACTTAAAGTTTGCCCTTGAGAAACTGCGCCTGATAATATATTGGTAACTGTTAAAACATTACCTGTAATTGATCCTGTAAAACTTGCGCCAATAAAATTAGATGATGTATGACTAGGCCCAATAGTGTATTGAACTTGTCCTGCAACAATAGGCCATATAATTTCTGTTGTGTTAAAGACAATCATGTCCTCATTTGACCATTGGTCAATAAGGTCGTTTAACATATCAAAAGCGTCTTGGGCTTCGTCTGCCGTTGGAGTTTCACCTGAGGCTAATGCACCGATGTCTTTCATAGCTCTTGATATAATGTCTATTGGCTTTGGCATAATAAATCCTAGATATTAGGTGTGAATGTGTTAGAGAGCCAAGGAAAACCAACTGTTTTGTCTTTTTTTAGCTCTAATAATTGCTCATCTAAACGAGATTTTATACTAGAAACCTCACCTACGGTTGTTTCCTCATCAATCCAATTTAAAATTGTTTGTTCTCTGATCTCTGCATAAGGAATAACAGCCTCTTTACCTTTAAAATAATGGTTGCCTTCTGTTTCTACAGAATTCTCACCATCAGTTGCAGTTACATGATAATAAGCGTGAGTCACCAAATCATTCTCTGCGGTGACTTCTAAAAGTTTCCATTTATAGTTGTTCATTGACCACCTCTGCTTGTGTTATTTGAGCAACTTCTTTTTCAATTTCATTAGGTGATTTAGGCCATACAATTGAACTCATAATAGAAGCTACTGCATCTACATCAACCGCAACTGTTACGGCTGTTCTATTTTGATCTGCTGTAGCTCTTACATTAGCTCTGTATGTATTCCAATCAGGATTAACAGGTGTTGATGTTTCGGTAGCTTTAACAACCATCCAATCGCTAGGAAATAATAAACTATAAGCTGTAGAGTTAATTTGAGATACTGAATTAGTTTTAACCTGATCCAAGTCCTTTGGCGTATTGGTGTAAGTTAATGTAGCGTTATTTAACGTTGATGACACCCAATAATATTGATCGTTAGCAGGTTGGTTAGTAGCAATTACTTCCTCTAACCCAATAGCTAGTTTTTCTTCAGGTGTTGAAAGATTAAGCCAATTAGCTGGATATTGAATACCGCCAATAGTAAAAGCTTGTCCTTCGTTAATATATTGTCCGTCTGTTGTTGAATAAAACATAATTTTTCCTTTGTTATCTTGCGTTAGCGTTTTTGAATGGGTTTTCTGCAAAGGCTGCATATATGTAAGTAGCTCCGCTTCCATTAATACCACCACCCGTTTGTCTTATTTTAAAACCATTAGATAACATATCAAGTGCTGGGTCTGTTCCTTCAGCAGCAGATAAATTAGGACTTAAATATTTGCCAGCTACATTATATGTATCTCTAGCAGTATCATATAATAACCAATTATCAGCACCACTTGTTTTTTTAATTAAAACAAATTTAGGGACAAAACCTGTGTATACAAATACACCATCAGCACTACCATTACCTGTGTAAGAACCAAACTTACTAAACCCTGCTATTTCTGCCCAGCAATAAGCTACAAATGTTCCACCACTTGCGTTGTTGTCACCAATTGTTCCAATACTAAATACTGATGATGTTGGATTTGTATTATTCCACCAATTTCCACCAGGAACAACATTTTGATTTGTTGCATTGTCTGTAGTATTTAATTGCAAGAAAAATTGATTTCCAATATTTATATTAAAAACTGGCCAATTTACAACACCATTTCTACGTTTAATAATAATCATTTTTGGCGCAACACCAAGTCCATGACCTACAGTAGAGGCGCTTCCTGTTCCTGTATAAGTCACAATACTAAACCCAGCAGTTGCATTTACAGATACAGTAGATGTAATAGAGCCACTCGTGTTAGATGATGTTGTTCCTTGACCAGCTTGCCATTGCCAACCTACATAGGTATCGCCATTAATATTCCAACCATAGTAGGCATCAATAGTATCAGCACCTAATGTAAATCCGTTGGAAGCAAAACCAACACCTTGTGCGTCATAAATTTCTGCATTGGTTTGATTTGATGAAAGTTGATAACCAGCACCACGAACAGAATCAGCTAGAATATGCCAAGTTCCAGCATTGCTACGAGATTTAACCCATACCAAATCAGTTTTGAATGAACCTGCATTAGTTACTGTGCGACTAGAGCCATTACCTGTATATAGCGTTGCATCCATCACAGTATTACCTTTAACAATAGTGCTATCAGGTAGGTTAAATGTGTTTAGTGCTTTATATCCTGTAGGTGGTGTGTAAGTAAATGGTCGTTGTCCAAAGGTTACTTGATGCCCTGCATTTATGTAACCATAAACAAATACAGTCCATCTTATCCCAGCTAAATCACTGAAGGCAGTTCCTTGACTTGTTCCATTCTTATAAAAAACTATTGTGCCAGCATCCATATCAACAGCAACGCCTAATGTATCACCAGCAGCCCAAGATGCCCCATAAGATGCAGTTACTCCGCCGTTAGTTTCTGTTATTCCTGTTTTTCTATATGCTCTATAAATTCCGCCAGAAGTAAAAGTAGTTCCAGTTTGGTCAGTCGTAATACCAATCCAATTATCTGTGCCTGTTGCAGAGCAATAGGTTTCCCAATACCATTTACCAGTTAAAGGTAGTTGAATTGTTGCTTTAGGACAAACTTCACCAGCTCCACTATTAAAATCTAAATTACCAGCAGTAGGTGCTACAGCAGATTGCAAAGGATTTAACACCGCATAATTAGCCACAGTCGCACTTGTTAGCGTAGGACTGTCTAACATTGCATCATAGGTTACGCCAGCAGTTACAGATATGTTATTAGTATTGTAATAGTTTCCGTTACCACTAAAGTCTTTACCTAGACCTGCATTAGAACCTGATGTAGTAGCTATGTCAGAGAATGGCAAATAGAATCCGTTAGTGCCATAAGTGCCTGTATATTTAGATGGTTGCCATACACCTGTAGTTGCGTTTGTAGAGCCAAATGATGATGGTGTTAAGGCTTGTCCGTCAATGAAGTTTACTTCAGCTAGGTATCCGTCAAAGTAATCCCCAATATCAGTAGCACCTACTCTATTAACTACAGTATTATTTATTGAACCTGATGCATTTTGAGCAATTTGAGTGTTGATTGTAACAGTCTGTAATGTACCATTAACATATATTCTCATTCTGTTTGCCGCAGTAGCATTTGTTGTGTCAAAAACAAAAACTAAATGATACCAAGCTGATGGGTCACGAAATACTGCTGGTGTTAGGATATATCCATTAATTGTTCCTGATGCAGAATTATAAAATTGAATAGTATTATCACTATTAAAATAAAAACCTGTATCAGTACCACCATTGTTTCCTGCGTGAAAAAGTATCCTAACAGAAGACAAAATGCCACGTTTAACCCATCCACTCCAAGTCCAAGTTGTTCTTGAACCAGCACTTCCAGGTGTTCTATTTAAAAAAGCATTAGCACTAGCTCTAAATCTTAATGAGTTATTTATGTTATAGCCTGTAGAAAGTGTGTTAGCTGATAAAACAGGAAACATTAAGCAACTCCCAATGAGCGACCTTGTTCGTATAGGTTTGTGCCGTCTGATCTAAATACAAAGTAATCTTTAGCGCCAGCTGCCGTTGATAATGTAGGTGCTACGCCACCAGCCCAATCAAACACAGCGTTCCAAGTTAAAGTATTAGAACCTGCATTTTGAATAACAGCTAGTGCATAGAAACCGCCATTAACCAAGTTAGTTGGTGCGCCAACAGTTCTGTTTGTGGATACAAAAGTAAATGTTGCCACTTGGCCTAAAGATGTATCCCATGCAATAGTAGCTGCGTCTGTTAAAGTAATGTTAGGTGAATATCCTGTGCCTACTACAGCTAATTTAGCGGCAGGAGTTGCAGTTCCTAAACCTAAACGGTTATTTGAATTATCCCAAAATAGTTGAGCATTGCTTTGGCTATACACGCCTGAAGCGCCTGCAAACACAACTGAACCTGATGTAAATTGAGTTGTAGTGCCTGTTCCACCAACTGTTACGCCTACCGTTCCTGTTGATATGTTAGACCCGCTCAAGCTTGTTAATGAAGCACCTGATCCACTAAAACCTGTTGCAGTTAATATGCCTGTGCTTGGATTAAAAGCTAATTTAGTAGAAGATACATCTGCTCCAGTAATTGAACCAGTTGAAGCGCTTGTAAATGTTAAATAACGAGTTGCATTAGTAGTTGTGTCGTCTGTAATTGCTAATCCACTAGCATTTGCTTGCCATGTAGGTGCAGAAGCACCATTAGATGTTAATACATAACCTGCTGTGCCTGTTGACCCAGCTAATGAAATTGTATTATTTACTCTAAGATCAGTAAATGTTCCAGCTAAAGGCGTTGTTCCACCAATAGCTACGTTATTCATTGTTGATGCGGTTGCTGGATTAATTGTTGCAGTTCCAGTTCCAGTTGGGGCTATACTAATCGCCGAATTTGCACCGTTCATATTAATTGCGCCATCTATTGTAACGTTTGTGCCACCACCACCACCCCATTGTAAGCAAGCATTTCCTGTATTAGTCTTTAATGATCCACCGCCTGATCCTGCTGCATTAAAATTTGACCCAACAAAGCTAGTTGTTGCAGTAATAGTTGTGCCTGTAATTGCGGCAGCTAATGTGTTACCGATAACAGGAGGGCTAGATAAATCTAATGATCCACCTAAAGTTAATGAGCCTGAGCTTGTAACTGTTCCTGATAAGCTGATACCTGATACTGTTCCTGTGCCTGATACAGATGTAACTGTGCCTGATGAAAGTGTAGCCCATGAAGGAACGCCACCAGCTAAAGTTAATACTTGTCCATTAGTGCCAGCTGATAAGAATGTTGTAGCGCCTGCACCGCTTTGATATGGTAGTGAACCTGCTAAACCACCAGCCAAATTAGTAGCTGTTGTAGCTGAAGTAGCTGAAGTTGCAGTTGCAGCATTGCCACCAATAGATAATGAAGTAGCTGTGCCTGTTAAACCTGTGCCAGCGCCACTAAATTGTGTTGAAGCTGTAATAGTTGTGCCACCAAGCGTTGTAAAAGCGCCTGTAGAGGCTGTTGTAGCCCCAATTGTTGTGCCATTAATAGTTCCACCTGTAATTGCTACTGAACTAGCGTTTTGGGTGCTTAATGTGCCTAATCCTGTGACTTGTGTGTTAGCAATAGATATAGCTGTGTTAGTAACTGATGTTGCTTGACCTTGTGCGTTAAATGCAATCACAGGAACATTGGAAGCTGATCCATAAGTTGCAGCAGTAACGCCTGTGTTTGTAATACTAAATTGTGTGCCTACTAAAGTAAGGCCTGTGCCTGCTGTGTAACTTGATGAAAATGAAAGGTTATACCAATTCATTGCAGTAACACCTAATGTGCCACCTGGTTGAGCAGTTGTATAGAACGCAGCAGTCGCTTGACTACCACCTACTATATAAATAACCGCACCAATGTATTGCGCCCATGTTGTAGAGCCAACAGCGTAAGTCCATGCACCTGTTTGAACGGTATAAATACCATTTTCTGCAAGATTTGTTTGATTTTTAACTAAAACTGTATCGCCTGCAACAACTGATACGGTGTCAATAGTTTGTGGGCCTGAAAGCGTAATGTTTGCTGTAGTGGCTACTTTAGCTGGCGCTTTCCATGAAATGCCTAATAATGCGTAATCTACATATTGTTTATTAGCAATATCAGTAGCGGCAGAAGGTGTTGTTGAAATAGTGCCTGTGACTGTAGATATGTTAGTAAAATTACCTGTCGATGGAACTAATGCACCAATAGTTGTGCTATTGATCGTGCTGCTTGTAATGTTTAATCCTGATTGGTCAGGATCAATTGTTGCTGAAAATGGCTTGTTCTGCCCAATAAATGTTACAAAGTTATCTTGTAAGTCAAAATATGCCTGAACAGGCAATAAATTCTGAATTGTAGATTGAGCAGGACTAGTCATTATATTTCCTTAGTTTTGATCGATAACAGGCGTTACATATAGTGTGGTTGTATCTGATCCACCACAAATTGCTGTAATTTGAAACGGAGCTGTTGGAACTGCTAATGTTATTGGAAGTGTCATACTTGCTGGTAATACAAAATCACCTGGTGTTCCTGCTACAGGAAATACTGAAGCTGGAGCAGTAGCTAAACTAGAAACGGTTACAGCACAAGCTTTAGTGCCAGCATTTAAAAATGTAGCAAAAGTAACTTGATCGTTAGTTGTATCGTCAATAGTGATTGAGGTTGAAGATGTAGCTGTAACAGCGATGACAGCGGTTTTTCCTGCTGGTCTTAAAACTGTGGTATTAGCCATGATTGTTTCCTTGAATTAGTTAAATTATAAACTTTAATAGAAAAAAAGCCATTAGAAATTTAATGGCTTAATCTCTTATATTACATCTACTAGCTTTGTTGAGTTAAATCAAAACCATAAACATATACATCAAATGTTGCAGCTGCGCCTTGCACAGTTCCCATGTCAACGTATAAAGTTTGAGCTGTTTGCACAGCTGTAGTAGCTACAGTTCTTTCAGAAACAACAGTAGAGCTAGTTAAAGCTGAAAGTGCTGCATTAGAAACAATAGCTGTTCCACCTGCTGCTGGAGCAGTAAACACACCTGCGGCAGCTGTAGTTAAACTAATTGAAGCGTTTGTAAAAATAACAAACTTAACAGAGTAAGCTGTTGAGTTGATGATTGGTAATACTGCATCAGTTGTAGTATTAGCATTAACACCTTGATACACAGCTAACAAACGTAGTGCTTGGTTCGTTCCGACTAACTGCGGATGTGCGCTGGAGGTTACTGCTGGGCCTGGATTTGCCATAATAAATTTTCCTTTTCTGTTTGATTAATAGAGAGGGCTTTTACACCCTCTCACCGTTACATTATTTAAGCTGCTACTCGGCAAGCTAACTCAGGGTAGAGTGGCGCCCAACCGTATAAAACATCTAAACGTGTAGGAATTGAGTCATTGTTAATTGTGTATTGACGAACAACACGCATTGAAAGACCAATTTCTTTGTCAGATGCACGACCAGCGAAGTGAACACCGTCAGGTAGCTCAAGATCAGCTACTGCTAGTGTGAACGCATTTTTGTGCATAATGATGTTTTGTGGTGATGTGATACCTGTGTTGTTAAATGGTGTAACTGTTTGTGAACCTGAAGAAGTTACAACTACGTTTTGGAATTGACCTGCTGTAATAACAGCTGGTGAAACGTTTACTGTAGCTGTGCCGCTTGAAGTAATGGTTACAGGTGCATTAACAACAAAGTTACGCAATTTACCATAAGATTGACGATTTTGTGGGTTAGCACCAAATACGCCAGCAATAGTAATTACATCGCCTTGGTTTAATGAAGCATTAGCTGTAGCTGCACCAATAGTGATGTTAGAGCTTGAAGCCCAACCACTTGTTAGGAAGCCTGTAGCTGTTGTAACGTTACATGAAAGAACAGAAGTTGCATAAGAACCAAAAGTTTGTGAAACAACGTTTTGATCTAATTTCCAATTCATACCGCCTGAATCACGACCCATTAAACCTTTAGTGTATTGAGCAGAGATAGCTGTTTGTGGATTGAAAAGACCTTTTAAGCTGTCAACAATGGTTGCAGATGTAAATGGCTCAACGATACATGATCTGCGGCCATCTCTTGGAGCGCCTTCAGAATCAAGGAACGCTTGACCTGTTAAGTATGTGATTAAGCTTGTTGGAGTTGTGCCTGCTGTGCCAACGATATTAGCTGTGTTGTTTTTAGCAGTTGTAAGACCATCTCTGTCAATCTTATTCGCAATAGCTGCCACAGCTGGTTTAAGAACTCTGTCGCTAAACATATCTAAAGATAATGCTAAGTCTTGAGTTGTAAACTGTGTGTCAACGTGGAATTGTGTTGATAAAGTAACAGGAACTGATGTTTCGTTGAAATCTTCAACGTTTAATGCTGGGCCTGTTGTTCCGATGAAACGACCAGGACGTCTAACGTTTACTGTGTTACCAATTTTTGCGCCTACTACTGCAAATTGGTCGTCATAGTTACGGTCAACTTCTGATGTGAATGTTAATTCATTTTCCAAAACCATCAACGCTTCGTTGGTGATCTTGCTAATGGTTAGTAAATTATTAGCCATGATATTTCCTTATTTTAAGAGTTTAATATCCTGCTACCTAATCTTTCCTGCTTTACGAGATTCACGCCATTGTTGGTAAGTGCCATGGAATTCACCATCTGAGCCTACGCCAACATCGGCAACTGCTGAACTCGTCTTTATAGGACTAATTGGTGCAGGTGCTTTACTGCGTGCAATAGAAGGTTTCGTTTCAGCTTCAGTCTTGGCATCTTTAGGTGTTTCACTAGCCTCAAACTTTGCTTCTAACTTCCCAATTTCTCGAAGGGCGCTAACTGTTGATAGAGTGTTTAACTTTTCTGCTAGCTCAGGATTTTCTGCTAAATGATATAAAATTCTAGGCCCTTGTTCGGACTCTAACATCGCATCTCTTATAGCATCGTTGACAGTTATGTCGGATGCAGAGGCAATCATTTCATCATAGTCAGGCAAATCCGCCTTAACAGTTTCTAATCGCTCATTCCAAGATTTAATAACGCTTTGGCGTTGTTCTTGTTCTTTGCGTTCAGCTTCAGCTTTATCTCTATTCAAAAGGGCATTTTCTGCCGACCATTCAGCTAATGCTTCAGCGTATTCAAACGCATCATTAAACTGACTTGGTGAAGGCTTAACGTTTTCCTCTACAGGTTTTGGTTCAGCTCTTCCTTCTAGCTCTGAAATTCTTTTCTCTAAAGCTTCACGAGCATCACGTTCTTTAGCCGCTTCTTTGCGAGCTTCTTCACGTTGCTTTGTTAGCTCTGAAAATCTCTTTTCAAGCTTGGGGTTTTGTTTCTTCTCTTCTGTTGCTTTTGTTTCTGTTTCTTCAGTTGGCTGTTCACTCTGATCGTTTGCTTCCTCTGTCGGCTCTGCGGATTTTTCTTCTACAGCCTCAACAGGTGCTTCTTCAGCTAAACCCAATCTGTTTGCATAAAACTCTTCTGCGTTGGCAGAAGTTACTACACTTCCTGCTTCTTTTTCTGACATGGATGACTCCAAGATTTTTACCCAATGATTCCATTGGTAGATTGTTGCTTTATACTATATAACTACTTATTAATCAATTGCTATTACTTATCGCTAAAGTTTGTTGGATCTTCTACTTGTTCTCTGTGCATGCTTTCAAAATGATGTGCAGCTTCTTTACGAACAGGAACAGAAAACATTTCATGCCATTTATGATCTTTTGAACCATGTTCTTTATGATATGACTGTGCAGCACGATCAGCATGGTAATTCCATAACTTACGAGCTTTATCTTGATCGTATTCGCCTTTTCCCATTTTCTTTTGAAGATTTTTTACAATAGGTATATGACTTGATTTGTATAAATGTTCGTCATTATCAGCATGAAGCACTAATTCTTTAGCTTCATTACTCATTTTGTCATAATCAGGTTCGTCATAAGATGATTTTTTACCTGATTGTTGTTCCATGTGTTTACGGTCATGTTCCGCTTTTGTTTTTCCTGTTACTAATGCCATTATATTGCCCTTTCAATAGTTTCTGCGTTTGCTAAATTAGCGTTTTTGCCATTCATATTAGCTAGTATAAGCGCTATTTGCGCTTTAAGCATTTCAATTTCAATTTTAGTGCTGTTATCGATGTCCGTATCACGTCTGCTAGTTTCTTCACGCATTTCAGTATCGTTTGCTTTAGCTGTGACATCCATAAGTTTACGTTTAGTTTCTGCATCTTGTTTGACTCCTTCGATGTCTTTACGTTGTTGAATAACCATTTGAAGCTGTTGTATAGCTTGTTGAGCTTGTTGGTTTTGCGCTTGTAATTGTTGTAATTCCATTTGGATTCTTGGTGGAACTTTAGACTTATCATCCACTTTCGCTAATGGGTTGTTTACGGCTAATCGATCAGCAATTGTTTCAGCGCCTGGGAAGTCCATGTTTCTTACTAATAGATCACCAGCTTGTTGAATTAATGTTGGATCGGCTGCAAATAAAGCCATCATAGAATCTACTGCTTCTTGGCGTTTAGAGTTATAACCTGGGCCTGTATCCATAACAACATCATATTCACCTACTGTGACGTCATTAAGAATCTTATCAATACCTTCTTCGTCTTGGCCATATTGATTAATAGTTAAAATTTCAGGTTTGCCATCGTCACCAATGATACGCAATACTCTTTCTCTATCATAAATCTTTGGAACTAGATCAAGAATAATGCGACCTGTTTGACGGATAGAACGAGTTAAGTTGTCATAGTAGTGGAAGTTAGTCATGTCCACTTGTTGTTGTTGGCCTTGTAACGCTTTACCTGAAATATTGCCTTGTGGTAATTGGCTTGGATCAAATATACCTACCACTTGCATTAAGTCAGTAGTCATAGATTGAGCCGCAGCCATAATGCCTGCTGGTGGTGGTTCAGGTTGTAATCTTTGTGGTGGAGGTGCTGGCTGACCATCAATGTCTTTTTGCTTATAACGCAAAACAGGCATAGATTTAATGTTAGCCATTGCCCATTCATTCTCATGGCCTTCGTCTTGACCTTCAGCAAGTAACCATTTAGCTTTAGGTGCTAATGCAACTGACTCGGTAAGAGAAGTTTGCCAAAAGTTATACATTCTTTGTGGGTCTTTAGCCATGCGAACAATACCAAATTTCTTTTTCTTGTTCTCAACCACAGTTTCTTGACCATAAACAGGAACGATAGGAATATATTTACCTGCCCATTCGCCTTCTTCTAATACTTCCATAGCAGTTAATTTGCATACTTTAATCTTCTTCTCAAAAGAATCACGAGATTCAACAATAGTAATGCCTGCTGCGTCTAATACTTCTTGCGGAGGTAAGTCACTTGATTTAACGCTTGAACCGTCTGATAGTAAGTGAACTTTTATAGCTTTTCGTTCTGTGTAAAAGTATTCAGCTAATCTAATATCCTCTTTCATAACCCATTCAGGATTAGTGTCACCTGTTCCTCGCATTGTGAAACCTTGTTCAGTTTCAGCGTTAGGATACATTTTCTTAAAGTTTTCTTTGGATATGACTGTAGTAATTAAAACTGTTTCTGCATCTGAACCGTCAGGCATAACAGAGTTAGGATCAAAGTAAACGGTAAAAGGATTGTCAATAGCTTTAATGTAGATTTCTTGATCGAATGAATCGTCACGCACATAATCTGTAGTAATACGCCAATAACCCCAACCCATTCTAACGGCAAAATCACCAGCTTTGTCATAAGCTTGGTCTGCATCGGAATGATTCTCAATGTGTCGGCATATACCTTGTAAGATTTGTGCCATTCTTGCATCTGATTGGTTATTCATGCCATGCACTTTGATGCGTGGTCTTTGTTGTCGCATTTGATTGGTTAATTGACGGCAGTAAGCGTCAACTTTGTTTACTGTTAGACATGGGCGAGCTTCTAATACTCGGCTGTTTTGGATTTCAACAGGCCATTGATCGCCTGCTGCAAACTTTAAATCTTCTAACGCTTCTGATCTATTCATTTGGTCTGCTTCATTAGCAAACTGTAAGAATTTAATCGCATTAGCTATGCGTGGGTCATTGTCACTTTGTTGTATGCTATCGTCTGCCATGTTTTATCCCATCCAGCTTGCGCCAGGACTATAAGTTAATTTTTGAGCTTTACGTTCTTTTTTGTCTTGGATCATTAAACCTATATAGCGAAATGCGTCAGCGCCATGAGAATATACATCATGGAGTGGATTTCTACTAAATTGACCTGTGTCAACATCTACTTCATATCGGTAATGACGTAAGCATTGTAACCCATCCGCACAATTTTCTCTATCGAAATAGCAACTATTGAATATAGTTCGTGCAGCGTTTATAGAATCAACAACAGGAACTCTCGGTAAAATGTTTGTTTTAAACCCTGCTGCTCTTACTATGTCATTAATAGAACGGCCATTAGACGCAATATTTTTGCTCTCGGCATCATGTGGTAGGTGTAGTGTATCGTATAAGTAGCCTAGTTTTTGCATTTCTTGTAAGTAATGAGTGATAGTCTTTTGCGTATCTTGCATATATTTAATGAGCCTTGTTTCCATGCCTATAAATTGCACAAACCAAATAGCTGTGTGATCTGCCCATCCTAAGTCAAATACTGCGTGAACAGGTTTGGTTGCATCATAAGGGACTCGTGTGATCCTTCCTTGCAATTCTGCCATATTCATTTCATTAGCAAAGATAGCGCCATCAACGGTGAGTCGGCATAAACCTTCCCATACATTATTGTAAGCCTGTAAATCTCTGCCCTTTAATGAATCTTTTTCAAGTCTTAATGTTTCAGGAAACCAAGGATTATCTGACCAATTAATTCTTTGCACTACAGATTTTTCAGGTGGGTTTAAAATAAATCTAACGTAGGTTTCATCTGACTCAAGCTCAGGATTAAAGGTCACCCAAATTTCTGACTTTTCTTTACGGATAGTCGGTATTAATATATTCCAGCTAGTTTTGGAAACAGTTTGTGCCTCCTCTACCCAGCACACATCTATACCCTCAAACGATTTGACATTCGCTATGTTGTTCTTTAAACCTACAAAGGCAAACTCTGTGCCGTTTAGCCCTTTAATTGTAGCTTGAGTGACTTCATAAAATGATTCTAGTCCCATTTCTATGATTTGATCTGATAGAAGTTTATGCACAGAATCTTTCATAGAGGTCATAAACTCTCTAGCGCAAAGTATGCGTGTAGGCGTTCTAGCGCCTTTTATGAGTAAAGCTCTTGCGACACCCCAAGATTTTGCACCGCCTCTGCCTCCGTAGAGGATGCGATAACGTGATTCTTTTGGTTCAAATAGACATTCAAGCTTTGCAGGGAATTGAACCTTCCCTATAGCTTCATTTAATTGTTGGTCATTCACTAGGTTTTACAAAAGTTACTTCTATCCCTGTCAATAACGGACTACCATCTGCGCCACTAATCTCTTGGAATTGAACAGCTTTGCCATCCAAGCGATCAACTACCTCTTTAACCGCCCATGGCTCACGAGCAACTGCTGCTTCAACTAAGCCTTCAACGATTGAAGGAAGCTTGTCAGGGTTCTGAACAATGTGCTTGCGTAAGGCATCATAGAACAATTTAGCCTTAACTCCATTTTGATTTCCGAAAGGTGCGCCTGCCATAATTGGGTCAATAATTAACTAATTGATTAAATTATATTATACCTGTGGTTCTTCAGGCAATGGATCAGCTTTAGCAGTATCCTCAACTTTAGCTTTTTCAGCCTCTTGTTGCTCTGCTATTTGTGGAATAGCTTGAGTCTTAATCTTTACTACGATTTGCTCTGCTACTTCCATTGGAAGTTTGTATAGACCTGCTACTACTAATTCTGCTTCTTTGATTTCAAGTTCCAACTTAATGGCCATGATATGCTCCTTAATTAATTAATAAATTACTTTCCTGGTTTTTTTGCTGTCTTTGCTGATTGTTTAAATGCTTCAGCCGTTGGTGCGCCTTTAGTGCCTGGCTTTCTCATAGTTTCTTTGCTGCCATGCTTAATTCTTTCTTGTTTAGCATGGATGTTTGCGTAAAGACCTGGTTTAGCTGCCATCTTCTTGCTCCTCAATAAATGCTACATCTTGCCATGACATAAGTAAGAACTTCTCACCGTTATCCATGACAGGTTGAAATTTAAGATATTCGTCTTTACCCATAACGCCAAATCTAATTCGGTCGCCTACAGATACAGGCATAATATCATATTTGCCTTCTTTTATCTTTTTACCAGGCCCAACTGCTACAACTTCGCCTGTATTGTATTCCTCATGGTATATAAAGCCAGGTATAGCTGACTTTGCTTCACGCTCAATAGGTCTTACTAAAATCTTGTCTGCAAAGGGTCTAATCATTTCTTAATCCTTTTAGGTTTGTTTTCAATTTGAATAGGCTTGGACTCTAATAGATTACTAATAATAGGTTCAGGCACTACTTCGTCTTTAGTTCTTGCTACATTAGCAAAAAGGAATTCACCGCACCATTCGCTAGGTGATTTAGTAAGTGATTGTGGGTATCTGTGACAAGCGCCAAGTTTTCCGCCTGTAATAAAGAATTTACAAGACAAACAACTATCTGTAGAATTTGATGTAGCCACTTAATAAACCTCCATTATTACTTGGTTAGAATTCCCAATCAGCCTAAGACTGGTTGGGTTTTCGTTTAATTACCTTATTTAGCGTAAGTATTTCTTTTGTGATCGTAGCAAACTTTTTCTGAGCTACCACCTTTGAATAGCTTATCAGCACCAACAGCGTCTTTCATACCCATACCAACGCCACCTTTTACTGATTCTTTTCTTTCACCTGTTTTATCAGAAGCTAGAACGCCTTTAGGCATTTTCTCACCTGATGCACCTGGTGTATATTTTTCTTTATCTTTCATACCCATGATATGTTCCTTATTTTAATCTTAAATTTAGCTAAATTTTCACAAGCTATTTAGACTCGTGAGCTTTTATTTTAGCAGAAAAATGAGCCTTGAGTAGCTTTATTTCTTCTATACCAATCTTTATTGTGTCGTTATCAGATTCGAGTGCTTCAACAGCGTGTATTCCAATTTTTCTAATAAGTCCGCTTCTGTATCGGATGAGATTACCAGATAAATGGGTGTTACAGGCCGAGCATTGTCGGTGACAGTTAAGCTCGTTAAATCGAAGGTGTCCTGCACTTCCAATGCTTCTGTAATGGCCTGCATGATATGAGAAGGCACTCTTTGACCCACAACTAATACAACCGTCATCTTGATCCCTTAACCTAATATATTTATTGAATGTTACTTGTGTATCTTTTAACCAATCGGATCGGCTCTTTAGTTTTAACTTGGCTTCTTTAACTTCTTTTTTAACGGTTTTAATTCTTTTGTCTTTAGCTAACTCTAATGCACATTCAAATCCACATACTTGTTGGAGTGGTTTGTTTGGCGTAAATTCTACCTTGCAAACCTTACACTTCTTGGGCTTGATCGGCTTCACTAAATCTTACTCCCAATTCTGCACCGTAAGCATATATTTGTTCCATGTATAAACTAAAGCCATGCTTGGTAAGTTTATTGGTTGATCCTGTTAGCACTCGTCTGCCGTCAGGCGTTTCCTCATATTTCATGTAACCTTCTTTAACTTGTTTAGGGTCAGGAAAGTCAGGCAAAAATTTTTCTTTAAAGTATTCGTGCCATATCAAAGCTGAATATTGTTTGCCATGCACCCATGCTTGTGTAGCTATATCGTTTAATGGGCCTGCCCACATCAAAGCATTAGCGCTTAATGATCTGCCCTTTTGCTCTTCACGAATAATAACTTCAAGTGGCCGTTCAATATCTATAGGTGCATTTTGTATTGCATTGATTGCTGTATCTATTTGTGTTTTTCCAACAAGACGAATAGTTTTAGCTAGGTATTCTGTTCTCATGGTGTCGTTTCTCGTAATCATTGCGACAATCTATATCGCAAAAGCGTTTAATAGAAGGTTCGTGACAATTTAGACAAGAGCCGTTTGATTCAATAGTTTTTTGATGATCTCTAATATGTTTAATAGCTTCATCTCTATCGTGTTGTTCTAAATCGCTGGCTCTGTCAAAATCATCTTGCATAATTTAAAAAGGAATGTCTGATTCCATGTCATCGAAGTTAGCTGGCGCAGGTGTTTTAGCAACTTCTTTTGCTTCTTCACGACTGCCTAACATTTGCATTTGGTCTGCAACGATTTCTGTGGTGTAACGATCCTTTCCTTCTTTGTCTTGCCATTTACGAGTTTGAAGTCTGCCTTCAATATACACAGGGCGACCTTTTTTTAAATACTCACCTGCTATCTCTGCAAGCTTTCTAAATATAACCACGTTATGCCACTCGGTCTTGTCTTGCTTATTTCCTTCTTTGTCTTTCCATGATTCAGTTGTAGCCAAACTAAAATTACAAACTGCGTCACCATTTGGTAAATGTCTTAACTCAGGGTCTTTACCAAGATTGCCTAATACGATTACTTTATTTACTGATGCCATGCTGCTCTCCTCTGTTGTGAATTGATATGACATTAGATAATATATATTTATTACCCATTTGTCTTTTTAATTCTTGAACTTTAATATTTCTTTTTTCTACAAACTCAATATCTTTTGTGGTAATAGGAAGATTAGTTCCGTAAAAGCTATTTAGTAACATATTTTTTTATAACCTCACCTGTTGATGGATGTAATTCATATATGTAGTCAATTTTTTTCTCTTTAACTCCAAATATGCGCTCAAAGTTTTCATCAAACTTTTTTTGATCGACTGATCTATACATATCGCCTTTTCCTGCTTCGTGTGCCATAACACCTCCTAAAATAACGGTTCTGCTTTAATTAAATCAAATACATTTTCTTTTGGTGCTTTTGGTAAACGTTTAATAACGTGATTGGGTTTATTTAAAACATAAAACAAAGCTTCATGTTTTGTTCTAAACTTTCGTATTGCTTCACCAAAGTCATCAATAATTAAATAATTAAACATTAATCCTCGCATTTACCATTTAAACATCTTGCGTTTGCTAATGCAGCTTCTTCAATATCTGCAATTGCATCTTTGCCAATAAAGTCATCAGCTGCAATTCTTAATCTATTGTATAGACTGCGCTCCACTTCCGTCACAGAAGTTTTCATAAGAAAGCCTCTGTCTTTTGCATGATCCGCAATAACAGAGCAAACATAATCAGAAGGCTCTACACCCCATGATTCAACTTCATTATATTTCTTCTCGTCTATTTCAACTTCAATAATTACACTAAAGCGTTTCATGTTTCACCTTTCTGATAAGTTCTAACATCGATGCTCGACCATGTTTCTTTTCATACCGTTCTAGCATTGATCTTGCGTGTGGTTTAAAGGCGCTTCGTAGCCAACGCACCCAACAACACTCGTTATTAAAATTAAAGCGGCCACGATTTTTATTGCAATACTCACAATTCATTTAACTCTTAATGCTTCCCTGGCAAACTTAACTCCAAGTTCAAATCTGTATTCACCTTTTGCTTGACGTTCTAATATTCTTTTAGCCCAAGCTTTAGGATCAGTTGGTTTCAATACTACTTTTGCCATTAATTCTTTTGCCTTTTCTTTGTTATGTTCAATCTGATACGGAGTTGGATTTCTTGGTAGCATTTTTATATATTCTTTAGGCTTGGACAATTTACATAAAGAAACTATGTCAAATATTGTTGGCATAAATTTATTTTTATCAACCCAGCTATCAAAAGCTTTGCTTACAACACTAAAATCGTATTCATCAAGTTTCATCCACCAAACTCTTAAAGTTTCACGATCAAGTTCAGGTCTTGAGTAAATAGATGTCAAACTATTAAGCATAGATTTAAATGCTTTCATTTCTTCAACTGTTTCTATCAAAACGGACTCCCTTCAATTGGTTGCTCATCTTCCCATTGGTGCGCCCTAATCCATGTTGCTGGATAGGGTATCCATTTTCCGTCATCTTTAACCCAATCTTTACTTCTCATCTGCCATTCCAATGCTTTTAAAACTAAATCGATATTTGGTTTGTTTTGTTTCCATGCTTTCCTTGCATCTTCCTTTTTTGTCTTTCGAGGAAATATATTCCAAAACTCGTTAAAGCCATCTTCAGGAATCAGTAATAGGGAATCAGGAATCAGTAAGAGGGAATCAGCACGAGTAGTTCCGATTATATCGGACTTTGTTCCGTCTATGTCAGGAATATCGCTACCAGCTTCTCTTTCATTCTTATGTGGGTTCTGATGTTTCTCAAAATTAATGATCTTAATAAAGCTTTCATTCTCTATTTTATAAACTTGAACAAACCCAGCTTTTTCAAGCCTAACAACAGTTTTTTCAATATCTATCTCATCGTAAGGTAAAAGCTGTATTTTTAATCTTTTGGGTCTGTATTCTAAACAACCCTTATAATCACATACTGTCCACAAAGCTATAAAAGCCAACCTGTCTATTGGTTCTAATTCAGCTAATTCTTCGTTTTGAAAGAATCCAGGCTTAATATTTCTAGCTCTTGCCATTTTTAGTCCTTAAATTTGCGTTTTAGGAAGATTTCAGGGTATTGAAGCTTAATTTTTGCTGGAATACCTCTACTTTTCCAAAGGTTTACTTTGATTCTGTCATGGTGAGTAAGTAACCCAAGCTTCCTAGCAAGTTTCGTGCCACCCCCATAAAACTCAATGATTTCTTTATCTGTCATAGGCATACTATAATCCTTTTTAAATTTATTATCTAAAATCATTTAACATAAATGTTTAAATAGTGCTTGCAATATAAATCTATTCGTTTAATAATGCAAGGGAAGTTTTTAAATTTATGGAGGATTCAAAAATGGAAACAATAAAAATAACCTTAGATCAAAATCAGATTGCATCAATTATGATTGCTGTAAATAATGAATTTGAAAAGGCTCGCAAGATTACAGATACAGAATTTGAAAATGAATCAACACGAATTCTGATGCAAAAGAATTTACAAAAATTTTATGAGTTAAATAAAAAATTAGGATTTGTAGCAGGCGGTTTATTAAATGGTAAAAAAACTTTTAATCTTATGGAGGCAGTATGAAAATTAAAGGCATGCTAATTATTGTTTTATCAATATATCTATATGGAGCTTTATGGCTCTATTTCTTATTACCAATCCTTTCTAAACACTTTGGAGGCTAACATGACTATTCATCAAGAATTTGCAGAAGATTTAATTGACACCGATCCATTAGAAGTTTTTAACTCAATGGACACAGATCAGATAGCTGGCACGATTCGTGCTTTATATTGGGCTAATCAGCGTGGCGATATGATAAGCGTCAATATATTTGCCAAGTCATTAAGTAATGCTTTCTTTGAGAAGGCGATGGATATTACAGAAAAAAAGTTCCAAGAGGCTAATGTATATCAAGGCCCTTTTGACGAAATGTATGACATGGGTCACTCACATAGGTTCCTTC